CAAAAACCCTAAAGATAGACCTAAGCAAACCAATAAACCCGTAGGTAGTGCAGCGTTTAAGGCGCGTATGGAAAGACAACGTGCTAGACGAGCAGTAGATGCAAAGGGTACGGACGCTAACAAGAATGGAAAAGCTGACAAACGTGAAGGCAAAGATGTTAGCCACGTTAAAGCTTTAAGCAAAGGTGGTAGCAACAAGGACGGAATAAAGATAGAGAGTAGTAGTAAGAACCGTGCCCGTAACTATAAGAAAAAGAAGTAAAGGCTGTGGATTCAGAGCAAGTACTTATAGACAGGATACAGCAACGAAAAAAAGAATTTACACAGTGGCACTTAAATAATCCCGCTATTTGGGCTGCATTTGAGCGGTTCGCTTTAGAAGCTGCTGAGTCTAATCGTTCCACTTACTCGCATTGGGCTGTAATGAACCGCGTTAGGTGGCACACCAGCATCGAGACAACGGGCAAAGAGTTTAAAATATCCAACAACCACATAGCGTTTTACGCTAGGGTATTTTGCGGCACGTACCCCCAGTACAGAAACTTCTTTAACTTTAAGCCCCTTAAAGAAGAAAGACTATTGCGTTGTTTACGCCAACAAAAAGAGAGTTAGTACATGCAGATAGTAAATAATAGAGGATTGCTGCTTAGGGTACGTAACCCTGCAAAGATCACTACCGCTATACCTACTAGCAAACAAATTAACAACAACGATGTGCTTGTGCGGTGGGGAGTAGACGAGTCCAGAGTACTGCGTAACCTTAATGTTAAGAACGTGCCCTCACCTATCCTAGGCAAATACGATTGGCCGGGGAGGTACACTCCTTTTGACCATCAGAAAACTACTGCGTCTTTCTTAACTATGAACCGCCGCGCTTTTTGTTTTAACGAACAAGGCACAGGAAAAACTGGGTCGGCTATCTGGGCCTCCGATTTCCTAATGCGGGAGAAGATAATAAAACGAGTTCTCATTATCTGCCCGTTGTCGATTATGGAGTCAGCATGGGGAGGTGATCTGTTTAACTTTGCTATGCACCGTAAAGTAGATGTAGCGCATGGAGCTAGAAAGAAACGCCAAGCTATTATTAACAGCGATGCCGAGTACATTATCATAAACTATGACGGGGTAGAGATTGTAAGGGATGAGATAGCCAATGGGGGATTTGACTTAATCATTGCAGATGAGGCAACTCATTATAAGAATGCCCAGTCTAAAAGATGGAAGGTACTTAACTCTTTAATCACTCCAGAAACTTGGCTTTGGTTGATGACTGGTACACCTGCTGCCCAATCTCCCGTAGACGCATACGGGTTAGCTAAACTTATAAACCCTAAGGGGGTGCCTAGATTCTTTGGCGGCTTCCGAGAGTTAGTTATGCAAAAAGTTACTCAGTTCAAATGGGTTCCTAAATCTAAGGCGGTAGACATAGTGTTTCATGCGCTACAACCCGCTATCCGATTCACTAAAGAACAGTGTCTCGACCTACCAGAGATGACTTACGTTAAACGTGAAGTGGAGCTTACCCCCCAACAGAAGAAATACTATACTGCGTTGCGCAATCAAATGGTTATGGTAGCGGGAGGAGAGCAGATTACAGCAGCTAACGCTGCGGTTAACATGAACAAGCTACTACAGATTTCGTGTGGGGCCGTCTACACAGACACTGGCGAGACAGTAGAGTTCGATATTAAGAACCGCTATAAAGTACTACGCGAAGTTATAGACGAATCTAGCCAGAAAGTTTTAGTCTTTGTACCGTTCAAACACGCCATCGATTTACTCAAAGAGAAGTTAACTAAAGACGGTATTACTAATGAGATTATTCGTGGAGACGTTAGCGCTTCTCGCCGCACCCAGATATTTAAAGACTTCCAGAATAAAGACGACCCTCGCGTTTTAATAATCCAACCTCAAGCTGCCGCGCATGGAGTTACTCTTACGGCGGCTAACACTATTGTGTGGTGGGGGCCAGTTCCTTCGTTGGAAACTTATGCTCAAGCTAACGCCCGTGTCCATCGTTCTGGGCAAACCCACCCATGCACCGTAGTTCAACTACAAGGCTCTAAAGTAGAGAAACGTATATACGCACTCCTAGATGAGAGAATAAACGTTTATACAAAAATGATAGATTTATATCAAGACGTGCTTGAACTATAGACTAGACTACACTATACTACATGAAACGTAATCAAAATGGGTGCAGATAGTGGAAATAGAAGACGATAGTATCATTGATCTCGACCGCCTTGTAAGGGTGTACGTTAAGATAAGGGACAAAAAAGTAGAGCTTGCTACTGAATTTAATAAGCAAGAACAAGAGCTTAACGCTGGGCTTGATACTATAAAAAATAAACTGCTAGCCCATTGTGAGAAGAGTGGGATTGAATCTGTACGTACTGGTTCAGGCACTTTTTATAGGTCAGTTAAAACTAAGTTTTGGACTAGCGACTGGGAGTCGATGAACCGTTTCATGTTAGAGCACGAGTGTGTGGATTTGCTAGAGAAACGTATTCACCAAGGCAACATGAAACAGTTTTTAGAAGAGAACCCTGAGAAGCTTCCAGCTGGATTAAATTGTGATAGCGAATACACGTTAACTATACGGAGAAAAAAATGAGCGATACTTACGTTCCTATTGACGACTTGGCTGACCATCTAGCGGTTAAAGCAAGCACGATACGCCAATGGGTTAATAAAGGGTACATCCCAAGCACTACCTATATTAAGGTAGGGTACACTTACAGGTTTAACATTCCTGAAGTAGTCGCAGCTTTGAAGGCAGAAGCACCTCCCGAAGAAGTAAAAGAAACTGCTTCACCTGTTCAGGTAGAGCTAGATTTTCCTGAGGAAGAAGATGTATGACACAAGGTTCGGATGATATGCCGAGCGAGTACCAAGATATACTAGACGAATTTGAAAACGATACAAAAGTTCTACCGCCTCCTCAATATTCAGGTGTGCTACGGCTAAGTATTCGTGAAAATATGTTTCGTAAAGTAGCTGGGACTCACGAGGTAGCACTACAAACCCCAGCGATTAAAGCTGTAATTGTTAAAACTGCGCCCATATCACGCACTTACTACAAAGGGGATTATGTAGCTGGACAGAGTAACCCTCCTGCGTGTTGGTCATCAGATAGTGAGACGGGTAGACCATCAAACGAAGTAGTTGAAGATAGCAGACAATCAGCCGCATGCTTTGATTGCAAACAGAACATTAAAGGTTCGGGGGTAGGGCAAACACGGGCCTGTAGGTACCAGCAACGAATTGCTGTTTTACTTGCAGACGAAGAAGACAAAATCAACTTTGATGAGGTGTATCAATTACAGCTTCCCGCTACAAGTTTATTTGGTAAAGACAAACAAAAAATGTCTATGCAGACTTACGCTCGTTTTCTTAATAGCCAAGAGAAGCCCGTACCTCTTGCCATGCTACTTACAGAGATACGTTTTGACGAAGAAAGTTACACACCAAAACTATATTTTAAACCGTTACGTGTATTAGAAGAGAGTGAAGTTAAGCTAGCAAGAGAGATACAAACTCATCCTGATACTGAAAAATTAGTGATGCTTAAGATTAAACCTAAACAAGATAGTTACCCCAACGTGGACAACGTGTTTGGTGTTGTTGAGGGGGAAGGAGTGTACGTGAGTAATTTGTAGTAAACAGAAGTACCTAAACCATAACTTAGTTTTTACAAACTAATGCTATTTTAATAACCTTTTTAACGAGAGCGCTAATATGACTAAAACATCATTTATGATTAACAATGTAGAAGCTTTATACCCAAGGCTAGACCAGCCTTACCATTTCCAACAAGGGGGCGGTAAGAACGGGCAGGGAGGTACATCTCGGTGTGAATCTACCGCGCAAGGCGCAGAGTACACCACTAACTTTAAAATGACGGGGGCACAGGCTAAGGAACTATTTAAGTCTATGTCAGCCGCCTATACAGAAAGTAAGCAAGACTCATGGCCCGATTTAGATATGCCTTTTAAGAAATCTGAAGATGGGTTTTTTGTCGGGAAAGCTAAAATCCCCGCGTCTTTTAACGGAACTCCTGTCGAGCCGCCTAAACATTTTGACGCTAAAAATGTCAGGTTAGAAGACGGGTTCCAATTAACATCGGGAAGTACGATTAACTTATTTGTAGAACTTATCCCTTACAGCGCAAGCATGGGTGCGGGGGTGTCATTACGACTACGGGCGGTGCAAGTAATAAAATACAAAGAGTTTATTGCTGCGTCTCCTTTTGAAGAGCAAGAAGGTTTTACTAAGGGTAGCGGAGACGGGCTGGATAACGTTTTTGCTATATCCCAAGAAACTAAAGAAGCTAAAGAAGAACCTGAGGTAATTAAAGAACCCACAGTCAAAGTATCTAAAAAGAAAAAAGTTGAGCCAGCTGGTGATGTTGATCTTGCTAGCATGCTTGATGCCTTTGATGATTAAAATAATAAGAAGAGGTAGGGGTGTCATTGAGGCACCCCTTTTCTTTTACGTGGGCTTACTATGGAAGCAAAACAATTTCTTGGCACCGTATTGGGTGAAAAAGGGTACTATTGTTTATTAGGGTTAAATGCAAAGAAGAAAAGTACAAAACAAAAGTTTTACGACTCTTTAGATACGATTATTGAATCCGCTACAAATTTAAATGCGGAAGGGTATGACGCATATTTTGCATTAGGTAGGTACTCGGAACCTACTAAACGTGTAGCTGAAAACGTAGAGTCTATTAAGAGTTTGTTCTTAGACCTCGATTGCGGTGCGACTAAACCCTACACTACACAAGGTGACGCTTTAGTAGCGTTACAGAAGTTTCGTAAACATTATAAGTTGCCTCTTCCTACAGCAGTAGTTAATTCGGGACGTGGCCTACATATCTACTGGACGTTAACACGTTCGTACAGTAGGGCTGAGTGGCTTCCCGCAGCGGAACGTCTTAAAGCAGCGTGTGCGGAGTTCGGTCTTGAGGCTGATCAGTTGGTTACAGCTGATGCTGCGCGTGTGTTACGTATTCCTAGCACCCGTAACTTTAAAGGTGACTCGCCCCTTCCCGTAATTTTAGTTAGAGCTAACGATAGCTTTGTGGAGTTGGAGGATTTTGTAGCTGCATTCCCTCAACCCTTACTACCTTTATCCTTGATACC